ATTCTCTACATGTTATATTTTTACAATCCACATACATAGGAGTTATTATGGTTAAAGGTAAATTAGAAAGAAAGTATCGATTAGTGCATAAGGGGCGCGAACTCTCCAAAGGTTTGTTGAGTGAAGCAGGTAAGTACGATGCATTTCAAATCTTAGTTCAAAAGTTTGATGAGGGTGTTCCAGGCGCAATCGATCCTGATGAAGTTGAAGTGATTGATATGTCACTCAAGGAGAATCAGTAATGGAAGTCATCATTGGAGCGGCGTGTTTCTCCGCACTCGGATATTATTCCTATCTTATGTACAATTATTTTAAATATCGTTAATGGCAGTTCGTTTTAGTATGGGTACGCCCACCATTGAGTCAAAACCAAAGAAGACTCGTCAAGGTAATTCAGTCAATACAATACTTGCACCAACGAGTCGTAACAAGAGAAAGAAAAAATATCGGGGTCAGGGTCGATGAGTACACTGATTACTAATCTACCTTCTTATGAAGTATGGGTTCGTAAGGAGTATTTGACCGATCATAAGAGTGGTCACGGTGAATTTGTGAAAGGAGTGTGGGTTTCTGCAAAAAGTATTCCAGGCCGTGCGTTTTATTTTGAAACTTATCTGCCAGAATACGCTGCAATGTTTGATAAGTTACCAATATCCGCTTTCCTCTCCTCTCCTGAGATACCAGATCCAGATATGACACTACACAATCTACAGTTTTGGAACTGTATGGACTATGGTGTGGTTGCAGTGCAGAAACAATTCATCGGTTCAATGCACTATGAGGTCTATACAAGAGACTTTGGAACACAAACTGGTACATATATTTGCACTTTAGACAATTATCATCAAGATGTAGACGCTGTAGACTACTCAACAAGCGAACAACCAGCGGAACATAAGAGTCATAACCTTATCGAACTGGATAATGGACAGTTTTGTCTCTATCCAAACAACAGAATGAGGATATATGACAACAGTATCACTCCTGAGACACCTAAGATTCCAGATTTTAAGGTATCAACCGTGTATTATCAGGTGGAAAACGGTCATGACCGTGATGGATTGGGGTCAGAAGAGAATTATTTTTGGAAAACAGCGAAAGAAAGGTCAGAAAATATTGAAGTAGGAGCTGGAGGTACTGATATAAACGTTGATTTTTACGGTGGTGACTTTAAAATTGACTTAAATGAGCCAGAATTGGGATAAAATGGGTGAGCATTTGCTCTTAGATGTCTACGATGGGTATTTTGATGACTTAAATAGTTCAAATTTCCTTCGTGACATCTTTACTCGTGCGATTTTGAAGTCAGAGATGACAATTTTGAATGAATATACACATAAATTCAGTCCATGTGGTGTAACTTTGCTTTTTGCACTGTCGGAAAGTCACGTTTCTTGTCATTCTTGGCCTGAATTGGGTTGTTTGAGCGCAGATTTCTTCACTTGCGGCGAAAAAGACCCACGAATTGGCGCTAAATATATTGTTAACGCTTTAGACTCTGTTGATTATCGAATTCGAGTCGTAAAAAGATAAAAAAAGCGGTATAAATAAAAATAAGAAACTTTTTTGTGTAAATAGTGGCTTCAAGAGCATTCAAAGATATTAACTTATCCTTCAAACGTCATCCTGTGACGAATGATGTGGTGTCAATTAATGATGAGGACGCTATTAAAAGGTCTATAAAAAACATAATTTTCACAATTCTTGGTGAAAAACCATTTCAACCTCTATTTGGTTCAGTTATTAACGAATCTTTGTTTGAATTGAACACAGGTTTAAGTGAGATGAAGGTTTCAGACGAAATTACTCAATCTTTACTTAATTATGAACCAAGAATTGCAAATACTGAAGTAACTGTGTCAATTTATCCTGACTCAAATGAAATGAATGTCACAGTTCAATATGATATTGTTGGAATCCCTGCTCCACCACAACAAGTAGATGTTCTTTTATTCCCAGCTAGAGTATAATGGCATTTGGACAATACGTTAATTTAGATTTCGATCAAATCAAGGTCTCAATCAGAGACTATCTGAAAGCTAATACAAATTTTACTGATTATGATTTTGAAGGATCAAACCTTTCAATTATAATTGATGCGTTAGCATATAATACTTACACGACTGCATATAATACCAATATGGCAGCAAACGAGTGTTTTCTCGACTCCGCTACACTTCGAGAGAATGTCGTTTCGCTTGCTAGAAACATTGGATACGTTCCAAGATCTCGTAAATCTGCAAGAGCAAGGATTTCCTTCATTGTAAGTGGTCTTACAGAGACTTCAACACTTACATTGAACGCTGGCGTTGTTTGTAATGGTTCTGGAACAAATACAAATTACATATTTTGCATTCCAGAGGATATTACAATCCCAGTTGTCAATGGCATTGCTCAATTTAACAATATTGAGATATATGAGGGTAATTTTGTAACACAAGACTTTACTGTTGACACTTCATTGTTCAATCAAAGATATATTCTTGATAATTCGTTCATTGATACATCTACAATCAAAGTAAAAGTCAAACCTTCTTCATCTTCATCCTCTACTGTTACATATAAACAAATTGATAACATTATTGGTATCACATCAACATCATCTTCATATCTTTTACAAGAAATTGAAGACGAAAGGTATGAATTGATCTTTGGTGATAATGTAATTGGTCGAAAGTTGTCAAATGGTAACTTTATTAATGTTTCTTACATCACAACTGACGGAAAAGATGGAAATGGTGCTTCTGAGTTCAGTTTTGTTGGAAATATTACAAATCAGGATGGTGCTGAGATAAATCCAGCGTTAATTGGTCTTGTTACAACTGAAGAAAAGTCAAGAGATGGTGATGAGATTGAATCTATATCGTCAATTAAGTATTATGCACCCCGAATTTACTCTTCTCAGTATCGTGCAGTCACTTCCTCTGATTATGAGTCGGTTTTAGCGTATATTTACCCAAATGTTGAGTCTGTAACTGCTTATGGTGGTGAAGAGTTGAGTCCACCTCGTTTTGGAAAGGTTTTTATCTCCGTAAAACCTCGAAATGGTGATTTTTTATCTGATCAGACAAAAAGAGACTTAATTCAAAAGTTAAAGAGTTACGCAGTTGCTGGAATTGTTCCAGAATTCATTGATCTTAAGTATTTGTATGTTGAATTACAAACTTCTGCGTATTACAACCCTAATTTGAATGATGACCCAGAAAATTTAAAAACAAGTATCTCAAATGCATTGACTCAGTACTCACGTTCAATAGATGTCAATAAATTTGGTGGTAGATTTAAATATAGTAAGGCTGTATCATTAATCGATACTGTAGACTCATCAATTACATCAAATATCACAAGAGTTTTGATTAGAAGAAATTTAATATCAGAAATTGGTAAATTTGCTCAATATGAAGTGTGTTTTGGTAATATGTTCCATGTTCAAGAGAAATCTTACAACGTAGTCTCAACAGGATTCACAATTCAAGGTGTTGCTGGAACTGTTTATCTTGCAGATGAGTCAATCAATCGTGATAAAGGTCGTATCTTCTTCTTTACATACACAGAGGGTGGAACTCCAACAGTAATTAAGAAAAACGCTGGAACAGTTGATTATATGCACGGTGAAATCCTCATAGATACTGTAAATATAACTTCAACAGTGATTGCAAATAACGTAATTGAAATTCAAGCAATTCCTCACTCAAATGACATTGTTGGTTTAAAAGACTTGTATGTTAACTTTAATATGTCAAATACAACGATCAAGACTGTTCAAGATTTAATTGCATCAGGTGAAAATACGTCTGGATCTCGATTCGTTCACGTTCATAGTTATTACACACCAACTTATACTCGAAATTCAAAATCACCAGTTGCAAGTGCTGATTCAGTTCTTCCATCAACTGCTTCTTCATCATCAACAACGACAACAACTTCATCAGGCACGACATATACCTCGACTATGACAACTTCAACAACATCTACTCCATCTACATCAAGTGGTGGATCTGGTTCTGGTTCTAGCGGATATTAATGATAGATACCTCAATACAAAGAGTTGAAATCAATCAGGTAATTGAAAATCAGTTACCTGAGTTTGTGCAGTCAGAAAGTCCACTCTTTGTGGATTTTATGAAGCAATATTATATCTCCCAAGAGTATCAGGGTGGATCAATTAATATTGCTGAGAATCTTGACAGATATACTAAATTACAAACATATGTTGGTGCTGCACTCACAGAATATACTGGATTATCAACAGATGTTGGAAGATTTTCAGACACAATTTTTGTTGATAGTACAAGAGGTTATCCAAACAAATATGGATTACTTAAAATAGATGATGAGATCATTACTTATACTGGAATCGGAACAACGTCCTTTACAGGGTGTGTGAGGGGGTTTAGTGGCGTTGATTCAATGGATCAACCTACTCGACCTGATTTGTTATCTTTTAAGACAACAACAGGTATCGCACATACTGGTGGAACAAAAGTTTTTAATTTGTCGAATCTTTTTATTCGTGAATTTTTTACTAAGTTAAAAACAACATTTGCAAGTGGTTTTGAAAAAAGATCTTTAGACAGTGATTTAGATCAGATTAAGTTTATCCGTCAAGTTAAAGATTTTTATAAAACAAAAGGAACAGATGAATCATATAAAATTCTATTTCGAGCATTATATGGTGAAGAGGTTAATATTATTAAACCATCTGAGTTTTTAATTAAACCCTCAGATGCAGATTATGGATTTGCACAAGATTTTGTAGTTAAAGCAATTAAAGGAGATCCAAGAAATTTAAAGGGATCAACACTTTTTCAAGATTTAGATAAGAATGACAAAAACATTCTTGGTGCTTCTGGTGCGATATCCGATGTAAAAGATTTTGTCGTTGATGGAGATCACTATTATCAGATAAGTATATCAAAAGATTCGATAGAAGGTCAATTTAAAGTTCCAGGCAGAACTCGTATCACTGATCCAATTTCAATTGGTTCAACTGTGATGACAGTTGATACAACAGTTGGATTTCCTACAAGTGGTTCATTATCATTACCAACAGCTACATCTGCTGGTGTTGTAACTTATACAAGTAAAACTTCAAATCAATTCTTAGGAATATCTTCAGCTCTAGATACTCAGAGTATTGGTGATGATGTTAGATATAACAATGTCGCTTATGGTTATTCATTTGCAAGTGGAACAAATAAAATAGAGGTTTTAATTACTGGTGTTTTAAAGGATTTTCCAATTCCAAAAGAAACTTATTACTTTAATAAGGGAGATAAAGTTAGAGTTGGTACTTTTGGTATTAATAAAAGTTCTGAGGACTCTAATTTCGGATCTTGGGTTTATAATACAACTGTAAAACAAACTCCGAAGACTGTTACTAAGGTATCATCAAGTAGTTTTAATATTGTTACTCAATCAGATCATAAGTTATTAGAAGAGGATTCAGTTGAGGTTTTAGATGCTAATTCAAATGTAATTGGATTAGGTCGTGTTCTTAGTACAATTAACAGTTCTACTTTAATATTAGGTGATTTGCCTGGCGTTAATGAGTTTACTATCGCATTTATAAGAAGAAAAATAAAAAGAGGTAATAGTTCACTTCATGATAATATTACAAAATATACTGTTGATGTTCAAAATGTTTATGAAGAATCAAATGATAATATGTATGTCGCTTCTCCGTCATTACCAAGTTTAGGTAATGAACCTATAGTAGCGCCAGATCGGTCTATAACGTGGACTGGCGCCACTGGCGGAGACGTTATACAATTGATACAGGTTACAGAGGGTGCTGCTGATCATGGATTCTACTCTGGAGAGGTGGTAACATATAACGCCATTAGTGGTTTCTTAGGTCAATTAATTGATGGAAACAATTACTTTATAAGTCGTGTTGATTCTAATAATATTCGTCTTGCAAACTCACTACCTGATTTGATTAATGAAAACTTTGTAAATGCAACAGGAAATGGAACTTTTAAAATATCAGTTCCAGAATTAGCAAATAAAAAATTAGATCATCAAAAATTACTAAAGAGGATTCCGTTAACACCTTCATTTGACGGTAATCAGTATCAAACTATACCAGGCACTACTGGAATATTGGTAAATGGAACTGAAATATCTAATTATAAATCAGGTGATGTTATTCAATTTGGTGGTGTAGAGTCAATTGATGTATTAGGAGGAGGATCTGGATATGATATTATTAATCCACCAAAAATCACTGTTGAAAGTTTAGCAGGTGCTGGAGTGAGTGCGACAGCTGTTATAAAAGGTCAAATTGATAGAATTGATGTCATAGATCCAGGCTTCGATTATACTGAACCCCCAGTTATTAAAATCACAGGTGGTAATGGTAAAAATGCAGTTTTAAGATCAAGACTAAGACAGATAGATCATTTTATCGACTTTGATGCATCTTCGACTGGTAACGCAATTAATATTTCAGAGGACACTATTGGATTTGGAACATTTCATAAGTTCCGTGATGGAGAAGCTGTAATTTATAAAACATTCAACACAGGTGCAATTGGTATTGCAAGTGCTGGAATCACAACAACTGGAATACAAGAAACTCCAGATCAAAGACTTGTTGATGAATCTATCTATTTTGTATCAAGGGTAAATGCATCAACAGTTAAATTAGCAAATACAAAAAATGATGCTTTAACAAAATCAAATTTAATTAATATCACAGGTTTTGCAGATGGATCTCAAAGACTTCAAAGTTTAAATAAAAAATTAGTTTTAGGTGATGTTATTGTAGAAAATCCTGGCGAAGGATATGAAAACAAGAGAAGATTAATTCCCACATCTGGAATTAATACATATTCTGATTTTATTGAATACACAAATCATGGATTTGAGGATGGCGAAATAATTAGATATTCAAATGATGAAGTTAAAATTGGTGGTTTAGATACTGATCAAGATTATTATGTTTTAAAGATAAATGATAGTCAATTTAGATTGGCATCTGCTGGCATTGGAACCACTTTATCAAATGCAAATTATTTAACTAAACAGTTTGTTGGACTTACATCTGTAGGATCAGGAGAACACATATTCAACTATCCACCAATTCAAGTTTCTGTAGAGGGAGTCATAGGTATTAATACATCTGTGGGTGTTGGAACAACTTTCAACAATAGCGATGGTGAAGACTACAATGCAATCATAAATCCCATTGTAAGGGGTTCTATTACCTCTGTGAACGTTGAAAAGTCGGGAATAGGTTATGGTGCATCCACAACATTTAATTTCAGTATTCCTCCATCAGTAAGAGTTTCTTCTGGTTCTTCATCAGAATACAAGGCTATTGTTACAAATGGAAAAATACAGTCCGTAATTGTAACTCGTTCTGGTGGTGAATATACATCTACTCCAGATTTAACGATCTTGGGAGATGGTGTAGGTGCAAAATTAGTGTCATCAATTAAAAATGGAAGAGTTGATTCTGTTACAGTTAAAAATGGAGGAGTTGGATATACTACATCTTTAGTTGGAGTTCAAGAAAATTTGCCTGGCACAGGAGCTGTATTCTTACCAAAAATTAGATCTTGGTCAGTTAATAATGTTAAACGATATGAGGATATATTTTATGATGATGATGGATTCTTGAGTCGTGGTGATAATGATGAGGGTATTAAGTTTACATCATTCTACGCACCAAGAGGTCTTAGAAAAATATTAAAATCAAAAAATAGTGATGGAACTATTGATTATGCTTCAAATGACTTAAATATTTTAAACAACGCAGAGCAAGTATCTCTTAATCACTCACCGATTATTGGTTGGGCTTATGACGGAAATCCAATATATGGCCCGTATGGATATGATCGTAAAGATGGTGGTGCTGTTAGAATTATGAGATCTAGTTACTCTCTTAAAACATCAAGAGAGAATGGCCCTCCAATATCAACTTTCCCACTTGGATTTTTTATTGAAGATTATGATTATCTTGCAAATGGTGATCTTGATGAAAATAATGGAAGATATTGTATTACACCTGATTATCCAAAGGGAACTTATGCCTACTTTGCAACAATTAATCCAAGTGAAAACGAAACAAGTGGAACATTTAAAAATTTCCGATCTCCAGCTTTCCCATATTTAATTGGTGTTAATTTTGCTGCAAAACCTGATGATTGGAATTTTGTAGAAACAAATAATCAAAATATTGATCTCAATACTTTAAATCTTAGAAGAAATACTAATCCATACAAACTTGATGCTGCTGGATCAGAGTATGAAGGAATATTTGATAGTCGTAAAAAAGTTTTACAAGAAATAGAAGTTGATTTTTCATCCTCTGGTAAAATTAATCAATATGAGATTGAGAGTGCTGGATCTGGTTATAAAGTTAACGAAAAATTAAATATTAAAAATTTAGGTGATGGAAGTGGTTTATCAGCAAAAATATCAGTAATTGATGGAAGAGAAATAGTATCGATTGCATCTACAGTTATAAAAGTTGAAGATGTTGTTTTTAGTTATGACAATCGTACTGGAAATGTAATAGGTCTTTCATCACAACCTCATGGATTATTAGTTGGTGATGTCATCAACATATCTGGTCTATCTACAGATACACTTAGAAGACTTGATGGTCAACATCGAATCGGATTTAGCACATCAAGATTCCTTTTAAATGTTGGACTTGGAACCACAGGTGTTACAGGAATTGTTACCAGTATTGATATAGCAGGTGATTTAAGTGCTCGAAACATTAATGCAAATGATGTTTTGGGAATATCAACTGAAAGAATGTTAGTTTTGAATGTTGATAATGTAAATGGAAAAGTAAGAGTTCAAAGAGAGTTTGATGGAGTTCTTGGCACAGCTCATAGTGCTGGAAATGTTGTCACTTCTTTGAATAGAGCGATTAGTTTTAATATTGGAATAAACACTGATGTCATAACAAACGTAAACATTCCACGTTATTTTAATCCAGTTGAAAGTGTTTCACTTGGTTCAACTTCGGGAGTTGGAGTTGGTAACACTGTTGTATATACATATCAAGTTTCTGGAAATGGAATCAGTTCAACCTTTGTTCCTACTCAACAAATTTTCTTACAAGAACACGGATTCAAAACAGGTGAAAAACTTTTATATTCAAATGGTGATGGAACATCATTAAATGTTTATAATGGTATTTCAACTTTTGCACTTCCAAATAACTCTCCAGTTTTTGCTATTAATGAGGGTAGAAATTTCTTAGGAATATCAACTAATCCGTTAGGTATTGGATCAACAGGATCAATAACTGGTATTGGATCAACAGCTTATCAACTCTTCTTTAGTGGTCACGGAGCTGGTGTAAAACATAGTTTCAAACCTCAAAGGGAAGAGATTACTGGTTTTGTTGAAAAAGTTGTAGGGACAGTAATTTGTAAAGAAAATCATAATCTACTACAAAATGATTCAGTATCCATATCTTTAACTCCAGGCATATCAACTTCATTCAATGTTGAATATGATGATCTAACAAAGAGAACAATTATAAATTCAAAATCCTTCGGTTCATCTAGTGTTAACACAACTACATCTGTAATTACTTTAAATGATCATAGATTCCATACTGGCGATAAAATCATTTATAAATCAACAGATCCAGCTACACCATTAGTTAATAATGATGTTTATTTTGTAGTTAGAATCGACGATAATTCATTCAAATTAAGTGAAACTAATTTCAAATCTAAAAAATTAATACCAGACACAATTACTATTACAGATGCTGGTGATGATCACACTGTAGCATTAATCAATCCACAACTTAATTTGACAAGAGGGTATAAAGTTGGATTTGCTGTATCTGATACGTCTCTTACACAAGAGGTATCTGGAAAGAAAACACAAATTTTTGATTTCAATTTCTTTAGAGATCCTAACTTCACTAATCCATATTATAATAACTCTGAGGACGGTGGATTCCAAGTCGTTGGTGTTGGAACAGTAGGAGTTACAACCACTGCTAGAGTTGATTTGTCTCTAACAGAGAATACTCCAGAAGAATTATTTTATAAGTTAACTCCAATTAATTTGGACATTGATGCTGATGATAAAAGAAATCCAGTGGTTGACAGAGATATAATTAACTTCTCAACATTAAAAATAACAGACAGTGAATATAATGGAACTTACAATATAACTGGAATCGGAAGTACAACTTTCACATTTAATCTCCCAAGACAACCAGAAAAAGATGGATATACAAAAAATGAAGCTGTAACGTTAAAGTATTCAACTTCATCTACAACTGCATCTGGCCCCATTAACAAGATTCAATTTGTTTCAAAGGGTAGAAACTATAGAACAATACCTGTTGTGACTTCAATCGCATCAACTCAAGGTGTTGGTGGAATTGTAAGATTTAACAGTACGGAGACAGGTAGTTTAAAGAGATATACTACCAAGAATATTGGATTTGATTATTCAGCTGACAAAACAATTCAACCATCAGTTCAGTTACCACAAATTATAAGATTAGACAGATTATCCACAATTGCTAATATTGGAATAAGTTCTGGTGGTAAAAATTACTTAGAACCTCCAAGAATTATTGTGATTGATCGTGTTACTGGTCAAGTAAATACAGATATTGTCACAGTTTCAGAATTGCAGGGAACATCTGTCTCTAAGGTGACAATACTTAGAAATACAAACTCTTTATATGATACAAATCCAAAAATTGTTGCAACTAATAATACTAATGGTATCAAAGTTAAGAATTTATCCTACACTGCGCCTGTTGTAACTTTAACATTAGAAGGTGAGTATAATACCTCAACATATCCATTTGCGATAGGTGATCCACTATATGTTGAAAATATTGGAATTGGAT